GTTTGATCCTTACGATTATCAAACAAGATTATTAAACAGCTATCATAATCATAGATTTAATATTAATATGTTGCCTAGGCAGACCGGTAAAACAACAACAGCCGCAATCTACTTACTATGGTATGCAATGTTTCATCCTGATCAAACAATACTAATTGCCGCACACAAGTACACAGGTGCCCAAGAGATTATGCAACGCATTAGATACGGATATGAAATGTGTCCTGATCATATTAGAGCAGGTGTAGTAAACTATAACAAAGGTAGCTTAGAGTTTGAAAACGGTTCACGTATTGTTAGTGCTACAACAACAGGTAATACAGGACGTGGTATGTCGATATCATTACTATACTGTGACGAGTTTGCATTTGTTAGTCCAAGTATTGCAGATGAATTTTGGACATCAATATCGCCTACACTAGCAACAGGTGGTCGTGCTATTATTACAAGTACACCTAATAGTGATGAAGATACCTTTGCAACAATTTGGAAAGAAAGTCAAAACAAATATGATGCACACGGTAATGAACAAGAGATTGGTGTAAACGGATTTCATGGATTTCTAGCTAAATGGGATGAACATCCTGATAGAGATGATGCATGGAGAGAAGCAGAAATAGGTCGTATAGGTGAAGAAAAGTTTAGACGTGAATATGGATGCGAATTCTTAGTATTTGATGAAACATTAATTAATTCAATTAAACTTGCAAATATGGAATCGATTAATCCTACAATGAATATGGGGCAAACACGTTGGTACGTTAAGCCAAGACATGACATGAATTATGCAGTAGCACTTGATCCTAGCATGGGAACAGGTGGAGATTATGCGGCTATACAAGTATACGAGCTTCCTAGCTATAAACAAGTAGCAGAATGGCGTCATAACGAAACACCGATACCAACACAGATTAGAATACTTAGAGACATATGTACATACATACAAGAAAGTTGTAAAACAACTGGTAATAACATATATTGGAGCGTAGAAAATAATAGCATTGGAGAAGCCGCACTAATTGTTATAAATGACTTTGGAGAAGAAAACATTCCAGGGCTATTTGTTAGTGAACCAATGCGTAAAGGACATGTAAGAAAATTTAGGAAAGGTTTTAACACTACACACGGAACGAAGATAACAGCATGTAGTCGATTAAAGACTATGATAGAGAACGATAAACTAGTTGTCTATAGTGGACCATTAATATCAGAATTAAAAAGCTATGTAGCAACAGGTACAAGTTTTAGGGCTAAAGTAGGAGGAACTGATGATTTAGTTAGTGCTACACTACTTGCACTAAGAATGATGGCGGTATTAAAGGATTGGGATCCAAGAATATACGATACCTTTACACAAGCTGAAGGTGAAGAGCCTATTGAACCACCAATGCCTATCTTCGTTAGTAGCGGTTATTGATAAATATTAGTATGAAAAACTTGAACGGTATAGCAGAAGAACTTTTTAACAAGATTAGAGGACGTTATCCTAGAATTACAATAGGTGACGAATCTAGTAAAATTACGAATGATCCACAACAAGCAAGATTTTTTGATTTTGATTTTGCAGAGGGTAAAAAAGTAAATGTTAGTTTAGATGATAATGCGTTAACAATGATATATAGTAATAAGCTATTTGATGATGTTGATGATGCATCAAAGCAAAGATGGTATGATTTTTTAAAAGAAATAAGACAGTTTGCTAAAAAGAGAATGTTAAACTTTGATACAAGAGACATTACTAAAAGCAACTTGGATAAAAGAGATTATGAATATCAAGTTGTCAAAAAACAAGGTACGGAGAACACAATGAGCGAATCAAAGATGTATGGTACTAGTAGAACTAGTTACCAAGATATTGGAAATGCAAAAATGGTTATTAAACATGCAGAACCAATTAACCGAGAACAAGCAGGTGGACGAACACAATCAGTACACAGCATTTATATTGAAAGCGATGCTGGTGAAAGATTTAAATATCCATACAGACACTTAAATGGTGCAAGAGCAATGGCCATGCACGTAAGTGAAGGCGGCAATCAATACGACGACTTTGGTAAACATATTACTGGACTATCAGAAGAATTAAACAAACTGCGTAAATTTAAGACATACATGAGTCGCTCAAATGTAATGGCTGAAGGTTTAGCAGGATACATGGACGTTGTGAATGAAAGACTAGTAACAGTTAGAAAAACAGTTGAGTCTCTACAACGCAAAGCATATTATACAGAAACATTTGCAAACTTCGAACAAACCGTACTTGAAGAAGTTCCAGAAGATATTGCAACAGATTGGACTGCTCAACTTACTATTAAACAATTTAACGAAGAATTAAAAGGTGTATTCCCTTATATCTATAAACTTGTAAGTGAAGCTAACAGAGTTAAAGAATTAGGACCAGAAGATATACTAGGCGAAGGTGGCGGCCGTGATATGGACTGTACTAAATGCGACGGTAAGGGTTCTGACAAAGAAGGTAAAGAATGTAAGACCTGTAACGGTAGTGGCGAAGCAGGACCAGGAGAAGATGATTACGGTGCTGAGTCAATGAAAGAAAATGATGTTGACGAATGTGGATGTGGTGATCCAGCTATGGAATACGAACAATATTTAGATGACATTATTAGTAACTCAAATCATGAAAGGGATCCCATGCAAGAATACGCACAAGCATTTGAAGATTTTAAAATGGCGGCGGCATCAGCGGCAAAAGCTGGAGCAACAGAATTTGAATACCCAGCTAACTCAGGTAAGATGCACAAAACTACAATGAGTAAACAAACAGCATCAAAACTTATGAGTAGCATGGATATGCCAATGGGCGAAGACGAACAATTAGATGAGAATCCGTTAAGTTGGATTATGCGAGGCGTATCAAAAGTTATTCCAATGCTAAAACCAGGTGCTAAACAAGGACTTGATGCTATTGCTGGTGCGGCTGGTAAAGCGGCTAAAGGTGCTCCAGGAGCACTTAAAAAAGGCGCAGAAGTAGTTGGTAAGGGAGCTTGGAATAATAAAGGCAAACTAGCAATCGGCGGCGGTGCGGCATATGGTGTCAATAAAGTCGGTGATGGAGTTGAAGCTGTTAAACAATATGCTGATCAGTTAGCAGACAAAATTCCTACAGTAGATGATATTAAGACTATGATGCCTTCAATTCCAAATGCTGGAGAAATTGCTAAACTTGCTGGACAGTATGCGTTACCAGCGGCGGCAGTACTTGCAGTATTGTACGGCGGATACAAGGTAATTGGTGCAATCTTTGGAAGTGATGAAAAAGAAGGTGCTGATGATAATACAGCTGATGTATCTCCACAAGGACAGGGCGACGAACTAAAAGATAAGAACGATACACCATTGGACGAGTTCATTAAGAGTTATTACGATTATACCACAAATGCGTTCCCCAAAGGTGAAACAGCGGTAATTACTGCTGTGCAAAAGAAGTATGGTGATGAAGCAATCACCAATGCTACCAGTGTAATAAAAGAATTATTATCTGGACAAGACGAAGAAATGGCTAGAATCCAGCATCTTGCAGGATTAAGATAGAAATTTCTTCCAAAAAGTCAAAAAAAGACTTGACTTTATAAACAAACCCGTGTATTATATAAACTGTAATGCACACTTAGGCACTACATAACTAGCTATAAGGCAAAAAACATAGGAGGCTTATATTATGGCAACACTAGCAGAAATCCGAGCAAAGCTCAAGGAGCAAGAAGCTAACACTGGCGGCAATCGCTCGTCAGGCGGCGACAACGCAATTTTTCCATTTTGGAACATGCAAGAAGGACAGACTTCAACAGTCCGTTTTCTTCCTGATGGAAATGCAGATAATACTTTCTTTTGGCAAGAACGTTTGATGATCAAACTGCCATTTGCAGGTATTAAGGGCGAGACAGATTCACGTCCTGTACAAGTACAAATTCCTTGCATGGAAATGTACGGCGAAACATGCGACATTCTTAACGAAGTTCGTGCATGGTTCAAAGATCCAAGTTTAGAAGACATGGGTCGTAAATACTGGAAGAAACGTTCATACGTATTTCAAGCTCTTGTAGTTGAGAACGCTCTCAACGAAGACACAACTCCAGAAAATCCAATACGTAGATTTATTATTGGTCCGCAGATTTTTCAAATTGTTAAAGCGGCACTTATGGATCCAGATATGGAAGAATTACCAACAGATTATACTGCTGGTGTAGACTTCCGTCTTACTAAAACTTCAAAAGGTGGATATGCTGACTATAGCACAAGTAATTGGGCACGTAGAGAGCGTCCATTATCAGATGCTGAAATGAAGGCTATCGAAGCACACGGCTTGTTTAACTTAGGTGATTTTATTCCTAAGAAGCCAGGTGATGTTGAAGTTAAGGTTATGAAGGAAATGTTTGAAGCGTCAGTTAATGGCGATGCATATGACAAAGAAGCATATGGTCAATATTTCCGTCCAGCTGGAATGGCGGCACGGACAGGTGATCCAAACAAAGCGGCATCACCTAATGCAACTGCAACTAGCCAGAGTGCTCCAACTCCACCTACAGAACCTGTAGCTGAAACTGCTCCGGCGGCACCAGCGGCTCCAGTAGCACCTGCTCCCCAAGCAGAAGCAACTGCAAGTTCAGGTAAAGCTGAAGACATTTTATCAATGATCAGACAGCGACAAGGTAACTAGTAACATTTGGAAGGAGTCTTAACGGCTCCTTCCTTTAAAGCTAAAGGAGAAACAATGGCTAAATCATTTGATCCGACGAAGTTTCGGACAGCGTTAACTAAATCAATTTCAGGTATGAGTGCAGGATTTAACGATCCTACTGATTGGATTAGTACAGGTAACTATGCACTCAACTATCTTATCTCAGGAGACTTTCATAAAGGTGTTCCATTAGGTAAGGTAACTGTTTTTGCAGGAGAATCTGGTGCAGGTAAAAGTTATATCTGTGCAGGTAACATTGTAAAGGCGGCACAAGAACAAGGTATCTTTGTTGTACTAATTGACAGTGAGAATGCACTTGATGAATCGTGGCTACAAGCACTCGAAGTTGATACTAGTGCAGAAAAATTACTCAAACTTAATATGAGTATGATTGACGATGTAGCAAAGACTATCTCAACATTTATTACAGACTATCGTGCAATGGACGTAGAAGATCGTCCTAAAGTACTATTTGTTATTGACTCGTTGGGTATGTTACTAACACCTACTGACGTTGATCAGTTTAACAAGGGTGATATGAAAGGTGATATGGGTCGTAAGCCTAAGGCATTGACTTCACTTGTTCGTAACACAGTTAATATGATTGGTTCGCTCAACGTAGGCTTAGTATGTACTAATCACACTTATGCATCACAGGACATGTTTGATCCAGATGATAAGATTAGTGGTGGTGCAGGCTTTATCTATGCATCAAGTATTGTAGTTGCAATGAAGAAATTGAAGCTAAAAGAAGATGAAGATGGTAATAAAATTAGTCAAGTTATGGGTATCAGAGCAGGCTGTAAAGTAATGAAAACTCGATATGCAAAACCGTTTGAAGGTGTGCAGGTTAAGATTCCTTATGAAACTGGAATGAATCCTTATAGTGGACTTGTTGATCTTTTTGAGAAAAAAGAAATGCTTGTTAAAGACGGAAACAGGTTACGTTATACTGATCCAGATGGAGTAGAACATAAGGAGTATCGCAAGGTATGGGAAGCCGGTGGCGAAGAGCTTGATAGAATTATGAAAGACTTTTCAGATCCGAAACCCGTAATTGTTCCTGAGGTAAATACCGAGGTTGAAGAAGAACCACAACCAGTAGAATAGGAGACAGTTAATGGAAAGCGATCTTATTGTTGATACATGGAACGTATTTAAAGACAGCATCGATAAAAAACAAACAGAAATTGTTGCTGAAAGTTTTGTAGAATTATGTGCCGATCATGGAGCATCAGACATTGCATTTAGAGATGCATTAGGAAGTTGTGATATATTGGACTCTGCAATTAATTACTACCTTGATATCGATGAAGTTGATGAAGACCAAGACGATTGGGATGAATAATGGGTTGGTATTCTGAAGTTGCAAGAGATGTTACAAAGATTCCAGATGCTATTAAGCATTTCGATTCTGAACTAATTGATGCAAGAAGTGAAGTAAAACTTAAAGGAAATGTTGAACGTGCCGCGGCAGAGATGCCCGGCATTGTTGAACATCGTTTTAATCAACTCCAAGAAATTGAAGCAATCTTAAACTACCTAAACATTGAACTACGCAGGTTGCGTAGTTCTTTTTTCAAAAAATATCTTGAAAATTATCAACGTGCTTTGTCTAGCAGAGATGTCGATAGATATGTTGACGGTGAAGCAGATGTAGTTGACTACGAAAAGATTATAAATGAGTTTGCATTACTTCGTAACAAATGGCTAGGCTTATTAAAAGGCTTAGATCAAAAACAGTGGCAAATTACTAATGTAGTTAAACTGAGGGTTGCGGGTATGGAAGATGCCAACTTATAAGTTTCAAGTACCAGCTAATTCAAAAGAACTAAGAGGACAGTTATTTGGTCATCTATACAGAAAGTATGACTGTATAACCATAGACAGTCCTGAACAAATCGAACAAGATAGATATCTAGCATTTAGTCATCCCTTTGATGACTGGGTGTTTGATGCTATTAGTAAAGATAAGAATTTAAACTTTTTCCATTTAGATAATGGATATATTGGTAATCATAGACACAAGACCCCGTGGTATTATCGTATAAGTTATAACTCGTTACAAAACACAACCGTTCGTCCGGTGCCACATAGTAGGTTAGAATTTATCGAAAACGATGAAAAACTAAGTAGAGAATGGAACACCGACGGAGAATATAATTTATTAGTACTACCAAATGATAGTAATATTTTTAAGTATTTAGGGGAAGATTATGATACTTGGAAACAAAAAACTATATTACATTATAAAAACTTAGACGTACCTTGTGTAGTTAGAGAAAAAATAGGTAAGCGTCGAGAACGTTTCCGTGACATTATTAATCTAATAAGTAATAGTAGAAAGGTGATAGTTTATCATTCTATGACTGCTGTTGAAGCACTATGCATGGGAAAGCCTATTGAAGTACTAGGACAAAGTGCAGTTGAACATTGGCAAAATCAAATTAATTTTGATAGGAATGAAATGCTAGAACATATAGCATGGAGTCAATTTCCTAGGTCCGATTTTGCAAGTGGTCTTGCTTGGGAACTAACATTTGAATATCAAGTAGGCATTAATGAAGCAACCAAATCAGTTTAAAAACGAAGTAATAGATGGCTGGCATACTATTCCAGGCGACATCTGTTTAAAAAGTGCTCAGAAGCAAGGAGCCGGCAACGTTGACAATTACCAAAACTACGAACTAGCAGAAGCAATGAGTCATTGCAGACAATGGCGTAATGCTATTGATGTAGGAGCACACGTAGGTATTGTATCGTATCAATTAGCAAGATCATTCGAACATGTATATTCTTTTGAGATTAACACTAATCTAATTTCTTGTTTAGAACTTAATTTAAAAAACAGAGATATTAAAAATTGTACTGTGTTTCCTTATGGTGCAGGTGCTAAAGACGAATTTGTTGATCTTAAAATAACAAATAAAACTTTTGGAACACATGTAGTTCCTATGAGTGGAGGAACTGGTAAATTTCGAACTAAGCCTTTAGACGAGTTTGGATTTGAGAAAATTGACTTTATTAAGATTGACGCAGAAGGATACGAACCATTTGTTGCGTTAGGTGGCATGGAATTATTAAAACGTGATAAGCCTATTATATTATATGAAAGAAAAGCACACCCTAGGCGTTACGGATATTTTGAAGATAGTTTAGTAGAAATACTAAGACCGATAGGTTACGATATTATAAAAAGAGTAGGCAAAGGTCATAAGAATGCAATAGCAGGAGTTAAGCATGGCGTTTAAATTACCTCAACTTGAAGGAACAATACCAGGCGGCAACGAAGTACAAGATATTATATACTTTGGTTGTGACTACAATTATTTTGATAGACACGGAATTGCCCTTGCAAAAAGTATTAACTATACATTAGGATGGATACATGTACATTGTCATTTAATATTATCCCCTGGACAAGAAAAAATGATTGATACAATGTATGTTCATCCAAATTTTACATACACTTATGAAATAGTTACTGAAGACTTTTATAAAGATATGATTAAAAATAAACATAAAATGCGTGACGGCATGTCTATTTTTAAAACTAATGACCTAGACTTTATTGCTAAAAGAACATACTTAGCTAGTTGTAGATTTATGAGACTACAACAAATATTTAAAAATCCTTACCAATGTATACTACAGTTAGACTGCGATACAATTTTAAAAAATGGTTTCCATCAAAGTCAGTTTAGAGATATTGCAAATCATGTAGGAGTAATGCCTAAGCCAAAAGACCCAGCAACATTTATTGCTAGTGCATTAACACTTGGTACAGGTCCTAGTGGATTACAATTTAGAGAATTGTTTGCTAACAGACTAATAGAAGGATTTAAAAAAGGTGTATACTGGTACATTGATCAAGACGTTCTTAAAAATGTTATCAGAGAATGGGTAGTTGATCTTGAATATTCGTATATTAAAATTCCTTATACATGGAATAGTTGGGGACAAAAAAGACATGATATATTCTCAACAGGCAAGGGTAGTAAGAAAGATGACAGAAGATTTAAGTCAGCACAGTTAAGATGGGTGCCGAGCCATTGGCGTAAACCGTTAGAAGATGATATAAGACGAGAAGCAACAAAGGCAGGTTTACAAGGACATGGATAAAGGTTATATCATATACCTACCTGACTTTCCTGAAAGTGTACAACTAGCAAATAGAGCCCTAAAGACTGGCCTAGCAAATGGTTGGAACGTAGCATTACATGAAGGGGTAAATGGTAGAAATGTTGGATTACTTGACTACACGTTAAAACCAACTAACCATAAAAAAGCAATGCGTCTATTAGATCGCCCTGGCACACAAGGGTGTTTTTTAAGTCAATACTTGTTGTGGCAAAAATGCCACGAAACAAATACTCCTATGTTTATATTTGAACATGATGTTATTTTTAAAAAACCTATGGAGTTCTTTGAAGAGTGTGATGTGTATAAGTTTGAAGGATTTAAAAAAGCAAAACCAATACCAGCAGGTAACTGGTACGAAGGTGCTAGAGCATATCGTATCACACCTACAGGTGCAAAGAAGATATTAGATTGGATACATACTAATGGAGTAATGCCAGCAGACTGGATGCTATGCGACGGTATTGTAGACATGAAATTTGATAAACATGATAAGGTTACATTCAAAACAGGAATGAGCTTTACAAGGGAATTATAATGGAACATTTAAGAAAATATATAGGATTATATATGGTGGCGGCATTGTCAGTGCCATTAATGTTTCCTGATGGAGAAGACAAGTGGATTTGGTACTTTTGTATAGTTGCAGTAATGTGTGTTGCTTCTCCGTTCAATCTAAAGGATAGATTTGTAAATGTATTAGGTAGATTCTTTATGAAGATTCTAGCGCCTTTCCATCGTTGGCAAAAAACTTGGCCTGGTTGGGTTAAGATTGTGTTTGCTGTTATTGTTGTTGTTCTTTTTGAAGAATACTTCTTAAGTCCATTAGGACAAACAATGTATCCTTGGCGTATGGACTTTGGCTGGTAATATGAAAAGAATGATATACCAAGTCGCTGTTGGAGCACAAAGTAAACTGTACTTACATTGTATTGAAAGTGTAAAGCAGTACTGCAACAAGTACGGCATCGAACACATTATACAAAACGAACCAATCTTAAAAATTAGACCAGACATGGCTGTAACAGGACGTAGTAAAGAAGCAGTTGAGCGTCTTGGTTATATGCCTATATACGAAAAAGAAAATGCTTTTACACATTTACACAAATATGATCAAGTTGCTATTATTGACAGTGATATCTATATTCGTCCTACTGCTCCAAATATATTCGAAGACCTAACAAATGAATATGCGTTTGGTGCTGTAGCAGAACGCGAACTGCCTTGTGCTAAAAAATATAAAAGTAAAATTAGAAAATATTCAAAAGCCGCATTTGAAAATTTAACTGATGTAGATTGGAAATGGAATGCACTAGGTGCTGAATTTTATAATATGGGAATGATGGTTATTAATAGTCAACAGTTCCTACCATATCTAAAAGGACAAACAGCAGAACAGTTTATACGCAGACCAGAGTTTAAAGACTTTGTAGATGGTATTGGATATCGCAAATGGTCAACTGATCAAATGTTACTTAACTACTGGGTAAAGAAAGAAAACATTCCTACACTTAATATGGATTGGAGATGGAACGGATTATTTAAAGGTATCGATGACACACAAATACCTAAAGCATATTACATACATTTTTTCTTAAAAGACTTATTACCGCAAAAAGGCGAAAATGTAGATGATCTTATGAGGGTTATAAGTTGAAGCATTTAGTAATGAGAGCCTATAGTACTGTAAAGAAAAACTTCCATTACGGTGCTCCTGGACTAGGAGATAGAATACACAGTATATTATTGTCATACAATTACGGACTAATAGAGAATAGTCCTGTAATGTTGCACCTTACAAAGTATCAATGGAATAGACACAAACCAGAGAGTTGGCCAGAGATAATAAGCCTTTTTCCAAAAGATAGTGTTGCAATTATGCCACACCTTGAGTGTGAGCCTGTAGATAACATAGACTTTGTAACCTATATAAGGTCTCAAGGATACGATGCACATGCACAAATTTATGCAGATTATCCACAAAGATTTGAACCAAAAGAAGGTGTTGACTTAACTAGATACCTTACACACTTTCCACAACTAGAAGCAGAATCTCAGGATATCAAACTTCCTAAAAAGTTTATTACAGTACAATTTGATAGTACATCTAAGAAACGCATGATTAAATCTGCACAACGACAACGAATACTAGATAACTATAAAGACTATGAAGTAGTGGTTGTAGGTGGTGAATCCAATAATGATTTACTTAAAAACAGTTTAAAACATATTGCTTATGCAATGTCAAAGGCACAATACCACGTAGGAGTAGACAGCGGATTTTTACATATGTCACAAGTCTACTTTGCTCCAGAAAATATTCACATATATACATTAAGTCCTAAAGATAGATGGAGCCATCACATGCATAGGGCAAAAGATAATGGAATTAAAATAAATGAAAATAACAATTGAAGTATCCGTTGGGGAACTATACGACAAGATTAGTATCTTACGTATTAAACAAAATAAATTAACTAAGCCTAATCAACTAGTAAATGTTAATAAAGAACTACAGTATTTAGAAAGTAAAGCGTTTAATAACGATCCTACTGTTACTGTACTTGCAGACCAATTATATCTAATTAATTTAGAACTTTGGGATATTGAAAATGCAAAAAGAGAGTGTGAAGCTAAAAAAGAGTTTGGAGAAAAGTTTATTCAACTTGCTAGAGATGTTTATATTAAAAATGATATGAGAGCTAAACTTAAAAAACAAATTAATAAAATTACATTATCAGATGTAATTGAAGAAAAGGATTACACTAGTTACTAATGAAAAAACTTTTTATACACATACCAAAAAATGCAGGCATGACTATACGTGGCAGTAAAGTATTTGAAGATAAATTAATTCCGGTACAACGTAAATGGATTACTAATTTTAAAGACTTTAACCAAACTATGAAAAGTTATGGTGAACGTGATGTTAAAGGTGTGGAACATGCACGTTGGGTAGATGTAAGTCCTGCTATTACATCTCAGTACGAAGCGTTTGCTGTTGTACGCAATCCTTGGAGTAAAGTTGTTAGTAGATATCTGTTTGCTAAAGAAGCAGTACAACGAAGTAACGTTGATGCTTCGTATGCTGATACACGTTCACTAGAACACTTTCTTGATGAAAGAGATAAATGGTTTGATAAAAAGTATACATGGTATAGAGCTATTAGAGGATGGCATCCTCAACTTGATCATGTTGTAGATCACGAAGGTAAAGTACGTTGTGACATACTACGTGTTGAAAATTTGAAAGAAGATACTTTAGCATACTTTAACATGACAGAGATGCCAAGGTCAAGAAACGTTACAAGTATTAAACAAGACTATAGATCGTTGTATAGGAGTGAAACAATTCAACGTGTAGCAGACTGGTATAAAAAAGATATTACTCATTGGGATTTTGATTTCGATACAGGTGCTAGGAAGAATATATGGAAAAAAGATTAGTAACATTTGGCTGTAGCAATACGTTTGGATACGAGCTTGATGATCCTAGTTTACAAGCATGGCCAGTTAAACTAGGACAAATTTTAAAACATAAACATAAAACTATTAATAAAGGTTCACCAGGTGCATCTAATAAATTAATTTGGGGCAATGCTTTACGATTTGATTATGGTAACAAAGATATTGTAGTTTGCATGTGGTCTTACCTAAGTAGATGGACTAGACTTAGAGATCCAAAAGTTTTTCCTGACAAGCCTTGGTGGGGGAATGGTATTGCTATTCCAGACAGTAAGCGTAATAGAAATGTTATGACTTCGCAATTTGGAGAACACGGGTGGGAAATAAATAGAAATTATTTTGAAACCTGGGAAGAATATGATGCACTACTAGAAATGGTATTATATGCAAATCATATACATGAATTTCTTAAAGTAAAAAATATTCCATCATACCATCTTTGGATTGGTGGAGGACCACGCGATATTACTTTTAAGAAATGGGAAAATAAATGGTCTGGTAATTTAGCTAAAACTGAACTAGATAATCGTTTTAAATCTTACTTTCAACCTGATATAAATTTTATGCAATACGATCTGCATCACAACAAAAGGTTTATAGACGAAGCAAACGACAACATGCACATAGGCCCTAACTCGCATATGTTAGTAGCTAACGATATTGCAGAGTGGATAAAGAAATGCGGATAGTAGTATGTGTTGAAGGTGTTAACACTACAGGTGCTAATGCACTTGTGCCTAAACTTAAGAGCATTTTTAACGGTTCTGAAATCTACTTTCACACATGGTCAAATAAAACTAATTTAGTATCTGAAGACTACCATGTGCGATTATCAACTGCACACTTTCCACGTGTACCTTATCATCCATTAGAATCTAAAATAGAAGGCAAGCACGGAAAGTATAAGCCTTATAAAGAAAAAAGATTACATTGGGACTATTTGTTATTTCAAAATACTCCTATACTACAACATGCAGACTTGTTATCTAAGGTACCTATATATTATGATATGGTAATTAGAGTAGACTGGAATACACAGATTGACGAAAACGTAGACTACCACGCACTATTAAAGAAAGCGTATACTGAAGGTCCTATTGGATTTATGACTAGAGATAATCGAGGACCTAAGTTTGGTAGCGGACAATGGGAAGAAGTTGATAGAAAAAATGTTGACGATGACTGGTATGGGTTCTTGCCTAGTGCAATGATATTCCATGCAAGGAAACATTTTGATATTACACATGTAAAACAATTACATAAAGGACACGATTTGCACCCTGCAGAATGGGGATGGTATCAAGTATTAAGCCAACCTTACCAAGATATACATACCAGTATACACGGTGGTGCATTATTAACAAGATAATTACTAGTAGGAGACAATTATGATAGCTTTTATAATCGGATATACAATAATGTTTTTTAACGAAGGTTTCGTTATATTACGGCATGTTTATCCTTGGTTTGCAAATAAGCGTAAGCAACTACACAACAGGTTCGGCAGAGAAAAGATAAAACGTATACATGGTTTTACAGATTGGACATGGATAGGATTCATTGCACTAGGATTTTACTTAGACTTTGAAAACTGGAAATTATATTCTGTACTACTAGGACTTTACTGGGGAACTGTTGCAGTAGGAGTATACTTACCAATGCTAATCAGAAAACTAAAAAAGAAGCCAACAGGTTACGTCAAATGATGTTTGGAAAGAACCCAGGCACTGATACAACCTGGAAGCGTATACCTCAGTATAGCGTTGGCGCAGAACTAGGTGTTTGGAAGGGAGAAAGCTCTGCTAAATTTTTAAAACGTGCTAGTCATGTTCATTTAGTAGATGCTTGGGCCCCTGAAGTATTTGATGGCTCAAACGAATTTGGTGGCTATCAAGCATACTTAGAACGCTATTCAAAACTTACAGGCGAAGCAACTACAGAAGGCTTCCAAAGATATTACGACAAGATATACGAAGGTGTTAAAAAAAGTTTTTATGGCAGACCTGTAACAATACATCGTATGTCGACAGCAAAATGGTTTGATACATTTGATCAAAAACTAGATTGGATTTATGTAGATGCAAGTCATGCATATGAAGGTTGTTTACATGATCTAACTAGAGCAGTTAGTATGATTAAACCAGGCGGCAAACTATTTGGTGACGACTATGGACCTAAAAAAATAGGTGTAAGAGATGCTGTAGATCAATTTATTAAGAATACAGGATACACACTAAACAACTTTCATGACGATCAATATGAGGTACAGTTATGAGTATGGAAAAAATATTTGAAAAGCACGGGTGCGAAAAGATATGGCATAGCTATAGCGAGTTATATGAAGCCGACTTTGAACCAATGCGTGAGGCTCCTATCAATATATTAGAAGTAGGAACATTCAGAGGAGAAAGCGTTAATGTATGGTTAGAGTACTTCACTAATGCAAAAATCTACACAATAGATACATTTGGTAGAGTTTCTCCTGAAGATTTACCTATGCTAAAAGATTCAAGAGTAACTTATGCTAAACTAGATAGTACTGCTCCTGAATGTAACAAACACTTTAAAGCACTAGGTCAAAAGTTTGATTTTATTATTGATGACGGATTACACACTCCTGAAGCACAGCGTTTAACATTTGAAAACCTAATTGAATTTACAGACACATACTACGTTGAAGATGTATGGAACTTAGATAAAGTTAAGATGAGTCATTCGTGGATTAAAAGTCATGCAAACGACTTTACAATAGACAAATGGAATAAACTTATCGAGTCAATTAGCAAGTATACAGTTACACATCATGACTGGCGTTCTAAGAAAAAACAAGACAGCTACATTTTAAAAGTAGTAAAATGAAAGCATTCGTAATATCCATCCCGGGTCATGAAGACAGTCAGTTACACGCTGACAAATGTATTCAATCTGTACAAGATACAAACTCAGAATTAGATATTGAAAAGTTTACTGCTATTGTTCCTGAAACAATGTGGCAAGTAGATTGGAAATGGCCTTACAGTAAGAAAAAAGTTTGCCCAACAACAGGCATGACTCTTAAAGCATACAAGACATATGATATGTCTAAACGTATTGCGGCCGCAGGCAGTCATTATAAACTATGGCAAAAGAGTGTTGAGCTTAATGAAACTATTATGATACTTGAACATGATGCTATCTTTACAAGACAATTTAAGCCATTTAAGTTTGAAGGCGGTGCTATTAGTATTAACAATCCAGACCATGCTACATTTAATTGGAAGCTATACGACAAACTAGATAACTCAGGCGAACAAGAAGTTCCTTGGGTAGCAGACAAAAATATTCCACAAGGATTACCGGGACATAGTGCTTATATTATCAAGCCAGATGCCGCAGAAAAGATATGTAGTTTGCAAGACACAATTGGCTGGTGGCCTAATGATGCTATTATGTGCAAACAACTATGCACATGGTTACGGTCATACAAACCATATTTTACAAAAGTACAAGGGATAAAGTCAACAACAAGCAAATGATAAATTTACCAGAATATAGAAGCGACAGAAGTTTACAAAACTGCACCGGCGGAGATCTTCAATGGGCACAATCGATTCTTTTTGATGAATATACTGAATTTTGGACAAAGTATCATAGTGATACTGTATATGCTATGGAAGGATACTTTCCTCCTAAAGATCGTAAAACAGCAGAAAAAGTTGCCTTTATAAACTATTTAAATTTAAAAAATAAAAGCAAATATAAGATACTAGACATTGGTACAGGTTCAGGACAGTTTGTAAAGCTATGTAATACATTAGGACATACTGCAACAGGAACTGAAGTACAAAAGCGTTTAGACGATCCTGTATATAAAATACATCAACACTATGATTTAAAATTATTTGAACTACAACTTATGCCTAGTGAATATGTTAAGTTACCTGATACATATGATGTTATAACATTACTACGTACACAGTTTAACGATATTCGTACACGAGAATATAAAGAAGCAGACTGGCACTACTGGAAAGATAATATGTTTGACTATCTTAATCCAGGCGGACAGTTGTTTTTAAAAACAAATTTAAAGTTTCAAAAGTCAGTGATAGGCGGAATGCAAACAGAAATAATGAAAGCATTTGGAAAACCTATCAAAGGTTTTAACAGTTACACCTACCATTTCACAAAACACTAGTTAACTACTCACATAAATATCAGTATGGACGTAGTATTAGTTACAGGTGGATTTGACCCACTACACTCAGGACACTTGG